AATTCTGCTTTTGTCGGCGCGCCTGATCCCGGTGTCGCGGGTTCGTGCGCCTCTTGCCAACCTTGAAAAACTAAGAAGGCATCTTTTGGGATCATGTCACGAATTTCGTCAGGTTTAAGACCAGCGATTATTCCCGATTTAATCATCTGCCGCACGTTTAAGCGGCGAGGCTTTTCGCTGACTTTTTTTTTGATGCTGTTTCGTCGTTGACGTCTGGCATGAAAGCCACGCCAAGCACGGCCTGCGCGATCTGATAAAAGCGCAAAAGGCTTTCTGGCCCAGCCGCTTGAATTATTGCATCGGCCTCGGCATCTTTTTTGCCACCGCCGACCAGACCAAGCGCAAGCAAGTCGCGCACTTCTTTTGAATTTGGCTTTTGACCGCGATCAAAAAACCCTTCCCAAAGTTCAAAAATGCCTCTGTGCTTATTTTCAAAACGTTCAATTTCGCGGTTCCGCAAAACAAACGAATAAGAGGCGTCACCGATTGTCTCGACAACGCCTCCCCGTGGTGCTTCAGCGGTTATCATCAATCAGCGACAAATGTAACCAATGTGGAAGATGACAGGCTGATTGAAAACGTCACAGCGCCTTCAGTCTCGCCGCCCATCTCAAAACTATCAACGTGAAACGCGCCATAATATGCGCCAAAACTTGGCACAGTTATTTTGATATTTCTGATCGGGCTGGCCGACAGAACTAACGTGTTCATTGCGTCCAAGCTGGTCGTGCCAGCAAAAATGCCATCGCCTGATATAGTCATCTGTTTCAGACCAGACAGGCTCTCCGACCAAATCACGCCAGCTTCAGCGCCATCAACCGGCGTTGTTGCATCGATTGGGCTGTTGTTGATTGTTAAAGACTTTGAATTGATGCCTGCAATCGTTGTGTAAGTATCGTCTCCGTTTGCATCGCCATCGGCCTCGGTGCCAAGCGCCAGCAGCAAGCCGCGCCCAAGTTGCTTTGCCATTGTGTTGGCTCCTTCTGTGGGAAAATGGACGTCATCTCGACGTTCAAAAGCGGGTGCCTAATCCGCAGAAAGGCGTGAAAACCTAAGTGGTCTCCATCATCACGTTGAACGAAATGTACGCCGTATAGCCTCGGCCATCGGCATCGCGCTCAGCGAAATAATCATCAAAAATAAGTTCAATCAGGTTAAACCCGGTTGTTGTCACGCTGGCCTCTTGCCTGTGCAATGCAGTCCTGACAGCCTCGACAACTTGCGTGGCTTCAACGCGACCTGACGCGCTGCGAGAATGTGCGCGCATAGTTAAATCAACCCGCGCGCCTGTCTTGTCATCGACGTCAAAAATGCGTGGCTGCACCTCAACAAAGCGCAAATATGGAAACACAACATCTGCAGGCGGCTCGTCATATACGCGCGTCGATATCAGCGCGGTCAGATCGGTATAATTTATCAACCGCGTGCGAATACCTTTTTGCAGCGCCAGTCCAAAGCCGTCGGCCATTATGCTTTCTCCATTCCGATTTTGACCGCGCGTTTGATTGCGCGCTGAAATTTATCGCCAATGAAATTTCGTGTTGTTTGGATATATTTATAACCCTGCATCGACCCACGATCTTTGCGAGTTGCGCCATACGAAATGCTGACCTGCCTAATTGCGCTTTCTTTGGTGCCTGTGTTGAAATTAACAAAACCTAAAACGCCGTTGTCGTTGACCATGACGTGGCTCGTAATTGCGTCTATTGTTTTGCCGCTGGCTTTAGGCGCAATCCTGCGCGCAAAATTGCGATAACGTTTGGTTGATCGCCGCGTAACTTTTTCCAATTCCTCGCGCACCGTGTCAGGCATTTTTTTAAACTGCTTTGATAAAGCCTGCTGGCCCGTAACCTTCACGACGCAACGCCTTTTTCAAGCACAAACTCGCGCATTTCGCCCTTGGAGTCGGCCTGTGTGGCCGTCTGTATTGACCAAGTAATACCGCGCGCAATTACGCGATCTGCCGCTGTGATCGCCGCTGTGACGCTGTCTGAGCGACATAGCAGAATAGCGCGTGCCACGTCTTGCAGTGCGCCACCTTCAACCTGCCGCTGGCCTGTTTTTTCGGTCAACTCTGCAGATCGCGTCGCCAAGTCTGACCAGTTGTTATATTCGTTCCCATATTCATCAGAACCAGCATCAAGCCGCTGAAATGTGACGCGGTCGCGCAGCAATCCGGCTCTAGCCATACCAATGGCCCCGCGATTGACCCAGCATTTCGTCAAAGCCAAACGGCACGCTGATCAGCTTGTCGCCTTGCGTTGCCTCGCGGTTTTCGTACAAGTGCGCCACCAGCATCATAAGCGCGTGCCTAACGTTCTGTGGGACGCTGTGCGACGTGCCGCCATATCCACAAACGTATTGAATTTGAATTGCGTCATCCCGCTGAAATGTGGCCGGCCAGTTAAAGTTATTTTTCGGCGCAACGATTTTGCGCGTTTGGGTGCCGAGAACATTATAATTTGACAGCGTGTCAGTTTGTAGCGCGTTGTTGACGTCGTAATATTTGACCGCAGAGACAGACTGCACCGGGCCAAGCAATAGCGTTACTGTGCCGGGATTTTGCCCCAGCCATTGACCCCAAGTTTGCGTCATCATGCACGCACCCAGCGCGCCAGTGGCGTCAACGTAAGAAGTCGCAACATTGATCAGCCGCGCAATAATCACATCATCGTCGTTATGCTCAACGCGAAGTTGCGCCTTGGCCTCTGACAATAAAATAGGATCGGCAACGGCAGGCGTCACCAACTCAAGTGCGTGCTGTGCAGTCAGTGTCATTTTTTAGTTGCCTTGCTTTTAACAACTTTTTTGACCGCGCGTTCAATCTTGCTGGCGTTAATTACTGGCTCGGCAATTCCAGCCTCTATGTATCGCTTTCCTTCAGCGTCGGTCACTTCAATTTCATCGCCAAAGTTATGCGAAAAATCGGCACCTGCCATGCTGGTCAACATTCTAATTTTCATTTTGAAAAACCTTCCAAAAAAGGGAATGGGCAGGGCCATGATAGCCCCGCCCGATCTTAATTAAGCCGTGATCATGTGCTTGATTGCGGCGGTGTTGACCAAGCAACCATCGAAGCGGATATAACCAAGGATGCCGAAGTCAGGAGCAAAACGCTCACGCGCGACATAGATCGAAGGCGCGCCAACTTTGCGAACGTAAAACTTTGACATGTCACCAAAGATCATGACCTTTTTCGCAGTCGCCAAGCTGTCCATCGCTTGGTTGATCACAACATTGTAGCCGAGGAGCGAATTAGGAACCCCGGCTTGGAAGTTTCCCATTTGCCACAGGTAATTTCCGTTGCCATCTTTCAGCTTGCGCACAGCCGACAAAGTGCTGTCGTTCATCATGATCGCAGTGCTTGGCGAGGCGCGATAAGCTGGATCGACCGAATGGATCAGATCAAGGATTTCGTCGCCAGTTACAGCCGCAGTCGCCGCCGCAGTTTTGCCAAGTGTCGAACCTGTCACAATGCCTTCGACCGCGCTTGAACCAGAACCAGTGGTTAAGGCAGTGTTGGCAGTCCGACCCATGCGCTCGCCAAGCAATTCGCCAAGCAGGCTCTCCATGTTCAGCACACTGTCTGTGTTCAACTCGGCAGACCAGCGCAGCCACTCGGTGTCAAATGCGTATGCGCTGAGAGTTTTCTGCGCAAAAGTTGCATCCTCGCCGCCGTCATCTGTGACCGCGCCACCTTCAGTGTGCGCCGCCGCAGTTTTGGCAGTGTCATCAATGGTCGGAATGTTAAACGTGTTGCCAGCCGCTGTATTTACGGTTGTAAACAGCGCGTCATCATACATCGGGCCTGACGCAAGCATTGCCTTTTCAATGTAGCCAGCAAGTTCAACAGGAACAGTAAAGCCACCCGCCGAGTTTGTGCCAGCCGTTTGAACGCGATTTTCTGTTTCCAGAACGTTGCGCGCTTCAAGGCTCATGTTTGCAACACCGCCGCTTGCGATCATTTCGCAGAATGCAGAGCGGTAAGAAATTGAAACGCCGTTATCAACCGCAGGGCTGCTGCGATCTTCAAACTGTGGACGCTTGGAATAGTCAATTTCTTCTGATCTGGCGATTGCCGCGTCAGCTTTTTCCATGCGCTCTGCACGTTGACCAAGCTGATCATGATCGGCCATCATGGCATCAAATTCACGCTCAATCTCAGCGGCACGATCTTCTGGGGTGTTGTCTTGAACTTCGTCTAATTTTGCACGGGCATTGGTCGCGATACGCGCCATATTCTCCCGCAATTCGATTGCGTTAGCCATCTATGGGCCTCCATTTAAAGGATTTGGACGTCATCACGACGTTCATTCCGAAGCGGTTGCCCAAGCCGCAGGGAAACAGGCAAACAGCGGGATAGCGCCGTTTTTCAGCGCGCCGAAGCGCGGTTAAACTGGTGTGTTAATTAAATTTTGGACTTCATCCGCAGCCGCCTTGCAGCGTGCGAAATTTGCTGATCTGCTCGGTGCGCTTCTAGCGACCGCAAGCCGATCTCTGTGCCTTCATATGCAGGCGTTGTTACGATTGACACGTCATACAGTGACGCCTCTTCAATCGTGCGGGTCGGTATGTTGCCGCTGTCATCCCAAGACTGCCGAGTTGGGCGAAATGCAAACGACATTTTGTCCAGATCGCCGCGTTTCATCTTAGGCACCAACGCGCGCACATCTGGGTCGTTTTCATCCAGATTGCTTTCCATGTATAAGCCGTGCTCGTCCTCGCGCAGCGTCAACGTGCCTGACCGTGTGCGCGCCAATGGCAGACCTTCATGATTGATCAAAAACACAACGTCATCACGGCCCACCGCGTCAACAAATGCGCCGCGCGCGATCTTTTCCATAAACTGACCGCCTATGTTGGTTTCCTCATCAAAAACCGCCGCATATCCAGAGACTTTAATTCCATCCAAGTCGGCTCGGATTTCAACGCTAGTATCAAGCGTTCTGATTTCTTTACTCATTTTGATCTCCGATCACTTGATTTTTGATTGGAACAGTCGCGCCTTGGATCATCAGGTCGTCGCCCTCATCCCGCGCACTCATGTTTTCCAAATCGCGCACTTCGTTTGGCGTTCTAATGCCGTTCTGAATGCTGGTTGCGTGCGCTTCCATTCGTGTTTTAAAGTCGCCGCGCAGCAATCCATCAACATTAAATTCAACATATTGATCTGACCCGCGACCGAATAGCTTGAGGTTCATCTCTTGCTCGGCCTGTTCAATCCACCGTTTCAAAGTGTGCTTAACGAAATGCAAATCTTGCTGTTCTGAATTTGTGAATGTTGAGCGGGTCAGGTCTTGCAAAAAGATAGGCGGCAAACTGTAAATCCGCGCGATCTGTTCAATGCTAAATCGTTGCAATTCGATAAGCTGCATTTGCTCTGGCGAAAATCCGACAGATTTTAATTCGTGACCCAAAGGCAGCGCCATGATTGGCCGACCTTCTTTTGCCAGTTTGGCCGTCGCTGCCGCGACATCCTCTGACGCGCGTGATGCCGCTGCGCCGCTTTGAAATGGGCCTTGCAAAACCGCTGGTGGAATGCCGCCGCTTTGAAACGCTTTTGCTCCATATTGTGACGCGGCAATAGCCATGCCGATCGCATCTTTATTCGTGGCAATTGGACCGCGCGGGTCAAGCTGATTTGCTTTGACCATAAACGTCAAATCAATGATGTCGCGCGCTTTAAAAATCCGCTGATTGTAGCGATATGATTTGGCAGGAAATCCCTGCGATGTAACCTTGCGCTCGACCAGCACGCCATTCGGATCGATCGGGTGCAGATTGCGCACGTTGCCGCCTTCGTCGCGCTCAATGTAGGTGATTGAACGACCGCCAGTTAACACCTGCTCAAACATATATTTGCGCCACTCAAACGATGACATTTCATCATTGACGGCTGTGTTAATCGTCGCCCCAAAGCCTTCTGTGACGCGCTCACGCCCTGCATCGGTCTTGCGATAAACATGCAACGGCAATCCTGCCAGCGTGCCACCTATGAAGTTCACAGCCGCCCAGATCGCAGGCACGCCCATTGCAGTATCAACGTTGACCGTCACGCCAGCCGCAGCGGCAAAATCGCCCCAGCCCATGACTGACAGAAAATCTTTTGTGCTGTTGGTCGCGGTCGGATCTTCTAAGCTGCGCGCCTCTTGGCCTATAAATCGGTCAAAAATGCCCATAAATGTCTCCTATCCCGCCAGCCGATAATCGGGATCATCCCAAGGCGACGTCATCACAATCTCGCCCTCTGTGGACATGCAGCCCAACGCCATCGCCAAAGCGACCAAGCCATCAATGCGGCTTAAACTTTTCTTTTTCGTCAGTTTTCGATTGCCTGCTGGGTCTTGCTCAATCACAGCACCCGCCGCGCACATATTTAAAATCGGATTGCCGCCGTGACGCAATTTGCGCTCTGCAACAAGCCGTTCAACCTTATCAACAGCCGGGGCCATATCTTTGAAACCCTGACCAAACGACGCCATCGGGATCTGCGCGCCGATATTGTCTAATTCGCGCTGAAAATCGTGTATTCTCCAGCGGTCATATGACAGCAATTGCAAATCATAATCTTGCGATATTTCAGCAACCGCCATTGCGATCACGCTTGGAATAATTACTGGCCCGTCGATTAACGTCAGATAACCTTGTTTTGCCCACGTATCGTATGGATATTTCTCGCTTTGGCTGCGCTCTCTAATGCCCTGCCTAGGTAGAAAGAAATGCGGCACAACATGAAATTGATCGTCAATCGGAAAAACCAAAACCAACGCGGTTAAATCTCGGCTTGCAGATAAATCCAGACCCGCCCAGCAAGGCGATCCAAGTGGCACGTCAGCCGCCGCCGCGTTTGCTTCCCATTCTGATTTAGACAAAAACGGCGAAACCGCCTCAATGCGCTGATTTAAGTACAGCCAACGAAAACTATTTTCCTTTGCAGGCAGTCGCGCCGCCTGTCTTGCAAAGTCGGCCATGTCTTGCAGCGACCGAAACTTTCCCAAAGCTGGGTTTGCTTTGCGCCACGATTTTTTATCGTTTAGCGCGCAATCCTCTGGCGCGGTATAAACATGGCTAACAATGCGCCGATCTTTCGCGTTTGCAGCGTCATCAAGCCAATTAGAAAACAAATCAGCGTCAGTTGCAGCCTGCGTGCTGATTGCGATCAAAAGCGGCGATAAGTGCGCGCCCTGAGCAGTTTCAATCGCCTCAATAAAACTATCTTGCGGCCCTCTGACCTGACCGACCTCGTCCAATATCGCCAAAACAGGCGACAAACCATGCGCTGTTCCAGCTTCTGCGCTGATCGCTTTGTACTCAACATTCATCACCAAGCCGATCAGCATCTTGCTTGATGGCACAACTCTGACAATCTCTGATAATTGCGGCGATAACCTCACCATTTTTTCGGCCAACTTAAATACAAGCGCCGCTTGATCGCGTGATCTTGCGCCGCTGACAATCTGGCTGTTTTGCTTTGCCTCTGGCCCAACAATGTGCGCCAATAAAATCGCCGCGATTAACGCAGATTTCCCATTTTTTCGCGCAACACTCAGATATGCGCGGCTTGTTCCCAACGGGTTGTCATAAACGTCAAGAATAAACTTTTTCTGAAACGGCAAAAGTTTCATTGGCTGGCCGACGTACTGGCCCTCTGGGATCAAACAGAAGGCTTCAATAAATGCGACAACCTTTTTGCCTCTGGTCAAACTTAGAAAAAGTCCTGCCGAATTACGACACGAAACGGCTCATTGTTTGGATATGTTTCTTTTAAACCTGACGCTTGCACAACTTCAAACTCGCCAAGGTACACGCCAGCGGTATCAGTATCACTTGCAGACCATTGATAACTGACCGCGCCGCCGGTCGTGTCAGTGATAGTCGTTGCGCCCGTAACTTTAGCCGCGCTCTCGGTTCCCATTTTGAACGTCACAGTGCAATTTGTCAGATCAATTACGTTGTTATTCGGATCTTTTAAAATTGCCGTTAAGGTCGGCAATGTGTCATTTTGTTTGATGATAAACTCAGATGACATTGTTTACCCCAATCCAGTTAATTTTGCCGACACAACCGACTGATTTGTTTTTCTGTCCACTAAAGCAAAATTGGAATTTGCAGGCGCTAATTTGACAAAATTTGGCAGTGCTGGCGGCATGGGTTTGCTGCTATTAAATGTCGCGTAAACTTGCTTGCGCAACGCCGACAGACGCACAGTTGCGACTTGGCTTTGCAGCGGATGATTTGCGAATGCAGTAAACGTCAAAGATGAATTTAACGATAAAACAGGACCAAAACCTGACGGGAATACATTCGAATTTGCAACAGGCGTGACACTGCCAAAACTCACTCCAAACGCAAAACTTGTCGCTGTTGCATTTGCAACAGATGTTGTTGTGATTGCACCCAGCGCAACCGTAATGTTGAAACTGTCAGAAACAATTTCAGTTGGCTCGCCTTCAAGATTGCCAATTTCTGTGGTAATCGCTGGCAACGACGGCACCGGCACAGTATTGAACGAACGTGTTGTGACTTGTCCAACTGCAGCCGTTATTGTTGGAACTGCGGAAACGTCAACATCAACGCCGTATGGGCCAGCCAATGCGCCAAGCGACAGCGCTATATCAAAATCTTGCTGCAGTGGCCCACTGTCAAACGGCCCCGGTAGATATGGGTATACTGCGCTGTCAGCGGATTGATTAGCTTTAGCCACAAGCTGAACCCGTGACGGGTTCACATACCAAGAGGGGTCAGGCGTTAACGCTGTACCAATTAACTGACCTGTCAGCGGCTGCGCAACGTTTTCCTGCACACTGCCAACGCTGGCCGACATTGACAGACCTGTCAGATTTACAGTCACAAGCGGCTCAATTGAACCAAGCGCGCTTGTGACTAAAAACGTGTGTTCTTGTGATACCGGCGTGCCATCAGGAAAGTTTGGCGCTGTGATTTGCGGCTGCAAGTTTACGCCATACAGCACCCACGCTGCGCCTGCGGTCAGACTGGTTTTATCAGTGCCGAATGTCCCGATTGAGACAGGACCGATTTGGAAACCTTTGTCTGCAAACAGGTGGAACAACTCACGCGATTTGTTTTCACCTGGCAACAGAATGTCACTGGCAAATCCATTAATTAAACTTTCAGAAAAGTATGTGTCGCTGTCGGTGACGTCGTATGTGTTAAGGGTTCTGACTTGCCCAACAATAACGTTAAACAAACTTGGATCAGTCGCTGGGAATGTTAAAGTTGCAAGCAACGGGTCAGCAAGCGAGGATATTGTTGCCGAGCTGTTTGTTATAGTTTCAGGCAGGTGCCGCAAGTGTGGCGGCTGCCGATACTGCGCTAAACCAGCATCATTGACCGTTGCTGGAAATGTATAATCGCCGTTTACGAGCGGCGCATGCGCGCCTTGGTACGTGATAGGCTCGGATGTTACTTGCGCGTCAATCGCTAGAATGTTGTGGTCGTATTCAGGCAAAGATGTTGTAACTTGGAAGCCACCATCAGCGTTGAGAGGCTGCGGTATCCAGCCAAACATTCTATAATTAGTCCATGTATGAAAAGGATGCTCTAATCGTTCTGCTGATCCATCTACTATTACAGTAGAATTTGAAATTCTATTCGCTGTATCCGTCACGCGCACGCTCGCAGTGACGCTTACGGCTCCAAGCTGCGTTGTGGATTGCAGACCCGCAATTTCTTGACGTAAAATTTCCCTTGCAACGCCTGACCCGCCAAACGTGTTGGACGCTATGGGAGCGAAACCTAGCATCCTTTTATGTTACCTTTGTAAGTTTAACACGGCCATCGGTTCCGTTATCGCTGCCGTTTTGAGCGCCTTTGCCCGAAGTCTGTGAAGTGCCGTCTAAATATGTAAGAGGCACAGAGGTAGTGTCGCCATCGGTTGTAACTCCGTTGGTTACTAGAGAGGCATTAAAATATCCAGACCCGCCTGCTGCTCCCTGTATGTATGCGGAGTTTTGGTGGCCACCACCGCCACCACCGAAGTAGCCACCGCCACCTCCAGAGCCTGTGTATGAACCACCAGCAAGCCCACCTTGACCGCCAATAAGATAAACGCCGTCAGCCCCATTCCGAGTGGCACTTACTCCACCAGTACCTCCAGCAGTCTGACTGCCTACACCAGCGGCGGTGCCCGATTGGGCAGTAACCCCTCCAGATGTACCTCCGCCGACTCCCCCATTTGCGTTTGATCCAGAACCACCACCACCACCAGCAATGGCAATTGGGATATGACTGGAACTGCCATGACCTTGCGCTGCAAACGTAGCTATATCTCCAGACCCTTTGAAGAGTCCTGACAGATCACCACCACCAGCGTTAGTATATATTTGTGCACCGCCTCCGTCACCACCAGACCCTTCAGAACCTCCAGAAGGTACAGTACCACCCTCTCGACCTTTTCCTCCAACAACAATGGTATAAGTCTCTTGATATTGTAAAGTAGTTCTGCCCGTAGTCCGTCCGCCACCGCCACCTTTGTAACTGCCATAAGCATAGTCGGTTGAGCCGCCGCCAGCCCCAAACACTTCAAAGTCTGCAGCAAACAGTCCGGCTGCTATAAATGTATACGTCTCGCCTGCATCTAAGTTAAGCGGCCCATCGTCATCAAGGTTCCAACTTGTCTCTCCTCCGGGCAGTGCGGGAGATATGCTATTAAGTATAGGGGCGCTTGGGATTAAAGTAATAACTGATGTAGTTATAGCTGTATGAACACCGTCATTTGCCTTGGCCCTAAACGTAAAGGAACCTGATCCTGCTGCGGTATTTATAGTAAAAGTGCCGTTGTTTGCATTGCTCACAGAACTTACTAAACTAGACACATCAGTAGGATTGGTGTCAAAATCATAAGTTATAGGGAATCCATCAGGATCACTTGCTGCTATACTTATGACATTTGATGATGACGGGCTTATATTTAATGTCGCAGGCAGAGCGGTCGTGATTTCTGGCAGAGCATCGCTACCAGAGTTTACCCGATCCCACTCTGTGCCGTCATAAATGTACAACGCCTTTGTATCTGTCACAAAAGCCAAATCGGTCACGCTGGGCGATCCCGGTAAGTTTGCATAAGTTGACACGTTTACAATGCCACCGCTTGGGCTGGCTGGTTTCCATGTGCTGGCTGCAGCGTCCCAAGTCAGCGATTGACCGCCAGATGGTGACGTGTCCGACACGTTTGCCAAGTCAGCCAAATACTGCGTGACGTCATCAGCAAGCATTGTGAAGAAGCAGACCGCCGACGCGCCTGCATTGATGGCAGAGTTGTCAGAATTTGACGATTTTAAAGGCGTGCGGGTCATCGTGTACGTGCCGCCGCTTAGCCCAATAACGCCAGTGCCAACCTCATATTCGTTGCCCTGTTCCAGCGTGTACCTAAGCTGGTCGGCATGAACAACAGACTGATCGGCCAAACTTTCAAAAGATGCAACAGCGCTCCCAAGTGTAAGCGTGCCTGTCCCGCCAGAGGCAACCTGCACTTTGCATCTGTTGATAAATTTGACCATGCCAGCGCGCTCCGCTTATGCCAGTCGCAGAATACTGGTTGAGGTGCCAGGTGCAGGAAACTGAATTGTGAAATCTCCAGCCGTACTGCTGACTGTTCCTCCAAAACTGAATACCGCAATAACGTCGTTTGCAGGATCACCAGCGTTTGAATTATATAAAACGCAGCCATCAGCCGCGACAGTCACATTGCTAAACACCGCATCTTGAAAATCAATTTCCGCAGTTGTGCCATCGCTGCCAAGCTTAGGATATGTGCTGGCAATGGTAACATAAGCGCCGCCACCGTTGCCCTGCACATTGCGAGAAAAGCCGGGAGCCGCCGCGCCGCTCAAAACTGCGTCATAGCTGGAATGGCTGACCTCATCTGTCCCAATACTTCCGCTTGAAACAGTTGCCGCGCCATAATTAGTTGAGAGGTTTTCTTCCTCTTTTAGCAAAATCACGCGCATAGACGTGTCAAAATCGTGGTTACCTTTAAGTAGTTGTACTTTGAAGGCGTTCGACAACGCCGTGGTAATAGTGCCAGCCATGATCGGCCTCCATTTATTAGGATGCAGGGCGTCATCACGACGCTCAGATTTGAGTTGAGGTGGGTTAGTTTAGCGGCTTGGCAATCAAGCCTTCGACGCCAACAGAATTAATCATCTGCCGTGCGTTAGTTTCATTTTTTGCAGTTGCATTAATCGTGCGCGGGTCGCTTGCCTGTTGATTGAGGCTCATCGATCTGATCACGGCCATCTGCCGACGTTCAAGTGTGTCGATCACAGTCAACAGCGGATTTGCCACCATCGTACCGCGCTTGTTTTCGAGCAACACGCCAGCTTGATCAAGCGCGTCTTGATGCTTGCGAATGTCGCTTTCCATTTTCACGATTTTCGTGAGTAAAATTAGGTCCATATCACGCCAATCGTCTCGCGCGCGTGCGCGGCTGAATTGACCCCAAATCACATGCTCGTCATCGTCGCGCAGCGTCACGCCTTCTGGCAGCGGCACTGGTTCCATCGCACCCGCAAATCCTGCAAGCGCGGCTGACGTGCTATTTTTATCTGATCGTTTCTTTTGGCTCATTTAAAACTCTGGAAAATTTCCGTAAACGCGTTTTTTGTTA